CGTCAACTTCTTCATCTGATGCTTCGTCAACTTCTTCATCGTCGTCTTTAGATGCTTCGTCAACTTCTTCATCTGATGTTTCATCAACTTCTTCATCATCTAAATCGTCTTCTAAAAGATTTTCATAAATTTCTCTGGATTTCTCTACCACTATATTGTGGAAAAGTTCTTCTGCTTTTACCTTGTCTTCATTGACTAGGCATTCTAGCATTTCTTCGAATTGTTTTGAATCTGCCATTTTATTCTCCTATAAATATAATTGTTTACCATATACACGGTAAGGCTGTCATTTGTATTTACTATTTATAAGAAAATATGCCTGAAAATAGGCTCAAAACGGAGTTTTTTAAAATTTTCTGCTAAATTGAGAAAATTCTTAAAAAATGTTCAACATCCATTGTACTATAATTATTTAAAATATTTAGTTCTTCCGGACAATAATTATCTTTAGCTATAACTCTAGTATAATTAATACGTGGATGTTCTTTAATAGTTGTTGCTGTTTGTTTAAGCCAATTACCGTGGTAAGTAGCGCCATCTATAGATTTTTTGTAGTTATCTGTGTCTGCATATATGTTATTAAAATGATTTCCACCATCTTTACCAGTATAATCAAAACCAAGTATAAAGATTTGCTTAGGCCCGTGCTGACTTGCTAACCATAATGCTGTAGGACCGCTACTCCAACCTTTACTAGGTTGAAAAAATTTAAAATTTGACATACTATTATATGCCTTATTAGGATTAGTCCATACTTGATCATTACGGAACTGATATTTGTTTTTGTTTAATTCTAATACCATTTTAACATCAACGGCAATTAGATAATCAGGATCATATTCACGGTATAATGCATTACATCCGTATACTTTACCGTATTCTTTAATTGCATTTAAATCAATAGGAGATCTACTTAGTCCGTTGCCTAAAACAAACGATGTTATATTATTATCTAAATTTTTTATTGGAGGGCGAGGGGGAATTTTATTAGCTTTTGCTGCACGTTTTGCCGCTTTTTCTAATTTAATTTTTTCTTTAAGTTTTCGCCATTGATCTTTTGTGTAGTCAGCTTTATTTGGTTTTGTCATTTAACTTAGACACCAGCTGCTGCTGCCTGAGCTGCAAGACCATACATTTGTCTAGTGATATCTAACTCTTTACTTTTTTCTTTTTTATGTGTTTCAGCGCCTTTTCTTGCTCTGTTAATTTGTGATAAAGTAAGTTTTGTTTTTCTAGTATCATCAGACTTGACTACAGATTGATCATACTGTGGTTCATAAGAATCGTCTTGAACAGTATCAAGTGTGTCTTTATCAAAATAAAATAATTCACGTAGTATCATGCTAGTATTTATACCGTTTGGTCTGTTCCCGGAGGAGGTGTTCCGCCTGGTGTTTCTCCTGTTACTGTTTCTGGTGGTGTTCCTGCTCCACCATCTTCTGGTGCTGTTGTATCGTCAAGTATATCTTCTGCTCCGGCTATGTCAGCACTAATACCTGCACTACTAATTCCAACACTTCTCATTTCTCCTGATGCATCACCTGGAGGTGGTGTTAAGTTTTCGTCGTTCTCTTCTCTCCACAATCTTTCATTTTCTGCAATTTCTTCTTTACTAAATCCTAAAAATCTTTCTAATGCAAATCTATTAGACATATAAGGTATAGCACTCATTTGTGTAAATGTTGGTACACGAGCGTTATCAAGTTCTGCTTGTCTATAACTTGCAAAATTTTGTGGTGGTTGAAATTTTAAATCAAACATTGAAGTATCAATGTTTACACCTTTTTCTAATAAAAATCTTTTAAACTCATTATCAAACGCTTGTGTTATAAGCCCTTGTAGTCTTTCACAATATTTGTTAAATCTTAATTCTTGTATGTAAGCTGTACCAACTCTTCCGTCATTGTATGAACTAGTAGCATCGTCCGCTCCAGTTGGCAAGTAACTGCTAGGGATTCGTAAACCACGTACGAGCTTATTAGTAAAATATCTAAGGTCATCAATTTCTCCTAGGTTAGTACCTCCTGGTAGTGTTTCAACTTTAGAACCACGCCCTTCAGCAGTTTGTGGGAAAAAATAATCTTCGTTAATTGATAATGGATTGTAACTACTATCAATAACATTGTTACCTCCACCCGTTGCACTTGGAATGCGTCTTTGGTGTATTTCTGTTTTTACACGCTCAACAAATTGCATAGCTAAGTGTGTTGGCATATTACCTACATCAACATAAAATACTCTACGTTCTGGTGCTCTTTGCACACGATAAATGATAATAGCATCTTCAAGTAATTCTTTTTGTTTGTATACTTTAAATATACCTTCTAATAAACTGTTACCAAAAGGAAAGTTATTGTCTAAGCCTTCACTTAAACTTAAATGCACAATATGTTCAGCGTTTATAGCTACTTCGCCTTCGCCTTGTTGATATCTACTTCCTGCTTGTTGAGGAGCATTACCAACCATTCCTCTTACTCCGCCGCTTTGATATCCGCTTCCGCCGCCGGTAATATTTCCGTTTGTAATATGAGGCGTAGTTGCAACCATATCTCTAAAGTTAAGATTCATATCACGAACAATATATTGTTCAGGAGTTTTGCCTTCTGATTCGTTAACAATTATTCTAATTAGTTTTGCTGGATCAATATGAAAAAGTTTTTTTGTTTCAGGATCTCTAATAAAAATTTGGTCACCGTATTTAAAAACATTACGAACAATTCTAAACATACGAGTACTAAAATTTTGTAAATTACTCCATTGTCTAAGATACTGTCCTAGAATGTTAACTTCGCTGTTGGTTGCACTTTTATTAAATTCAAATTTAAAGTTAGTTGCGTTTTCGGCATTTGATTGAGAACAAAATTCAGCTAAAATATCTAAAGCTGCATTTACTTCTGAATCATTATCCATAGTATTGTATTGTCCATATCTTTCAACACGATTTGGACTACCTACATATACATCTGGTAAGTATGAACTATAATTTGTTCTAGCCGGACCAGCTTGCGATCCGCTACCATTTGAAAAAGGTGAATAGCTTCCGGTCATATTATCTCTAGTTTCTACAGGTGTAAAGTATTTTTTCCAACTCATAAGGTTAATCCTCCTCGACTAAACACATTACCCATATTACCTAAATTCTTTGTAACCTTAGTCATATTTTTTTGTTCAATTAACTGACTTCCTATTCCAGAAGCTGTCTTCTCCATCGCAGTAGACATCTTTTCAAACATATCTGCTGGTAGAGCATTTTTCATTGCTTCAGCTTGTGCCATCATTGATGTTTTCATTTCTTCCATCATTGGTTTCATCGAATCCATATTTAACGTAGCATTAGCCTGAGTATCAGGCTTACGCAAAGTATTTACCGCTCCTTGCCTACTCCCTTGGTCCATTCCGGCACTACCAAGACTTGCTATTTCTTTGTTCATAGTGTTTGGTTGTTGAATAGTTTTCATTACATTGGCAAATGTTGAGTGTGCTGATGATGTTAGTGCCATTATTCCAGCATCTAATTCTGCAGCTTGTGCTTTGGTCATTACAAGTTCGTTGCCGTGCAATAATGCTAGTGTTTGTTTTCCAAAATTTTCTGTTGAGTTTGCAAAAGTTTTAAACCCTGCTAAAGCATTAGGCACTCCTGGAGTACCTTTATTATATTCACGTATGTTGCCATCTTGACCATAACCTGATTCTAAAGGATTTATTTCTCTGTCAGTTGGTGGAACTGTAATTGGTGTTGATCCTGGAACTGTTATCTTATTTGCTTCATTAAGTGCATTTACAAGTTTTATTAGTTGATCTCTTGTTAAATTTGATTTAGTTCCTAAGTCTGAAATAGTATCTCGCAAATTAGCTAATCTGTTAACATCTTTTTGAGACGTAGTGTTACCTGCCTTGGCATCTATATTAGTTACAGCTTGAGTTGATTCTTTTGTAAGTTCATTTTTATTAAAACCAGTTACAAAGTTTTTGCCTGCTTCCATTGCATCCGAAACAGGTTTAGAAATAGCGTCTATTACTTCAGTTTCTCCAGCATAAACCTTATCAGATAAGTTTTTAAACATTGGACCTAGGTATTTTTCGTATATTGGTGTTGTTACATTAACTTGTGTTTCTGCTGCGGCTCTAATCATTGTTTCTTGGCCTCGCAACGCTGCCCCTAGCATTTCTTGTCCTACTTTGTCAAGACCTTTACCACCTTCTTCAGCATTTCCGCCTACTGCATCTTGTTCCTTAGCAGCTTGTATACGTCTATCTTGTATTGCTTTTTGTAGTCCACTTAATGTAATTTCTCCACGTGAGTACTCTGCTTGCACCCCTATCATAGCTTCAGAAGTTTTTCTATATGCTTCTGCAACTGCTGAAGTAGCAGAATTTGTTCCACCTAATATTGCAAGTTCTTTGTTAGCTTCTTTATCTTTAATTGCAGCCGCTGCAAGTGTTCCTTTTAATCTATCATATTCTGCTGTGTTACCTGCATCTTGGGCAGCTTTCATCTGCTTCATAACGCCCATTGAGTT